ATGGCACTGAATATTCCATTCAGAAATGCGTACTATCGTTTTGCATCCAGTTACTCATTTCTCTTTTTTATTTCCTGGTCGCTGTGGTGGTCGTTATACGCTATTTGGCTGAAAGGACATCTAGGGTTGACAGGGACGGAATTAGGTACACTTTATTCGGTCAACCAGTTTACCAGCATTCTATTTATGATGTTCTACGGCATCGTTCAGGATAAACTCGGTCTGAAGAAACCGCTCATCTGGTGTATGAGTTTCATCCTGGTCTTGACCGGACCGTTTATGATTTACGTTTATGAACCGTTACTGCAAAGCAATTTTTCTGTAGGTCTAATTCTGGGGGCGCTATTTTTTGGCTTGGGGTATCTGGCGGGATGCGGTTTGCTTGATAGCTTCACCGAAAAAATGGCGCGAAATTTTCATTTCGAATATGGAACAGCGCGCGCCTGGGGATCTTTTGGCTATGCTATTGGCGCGTTCTTTGCCGGCATATTTTTTAGTATCAGTCCCCATATCAACTTCTGGTTGGTCTCGCTATTTGGCGCTGTATTTATGATGATCAACATGCGTTTTAAAGATAAGGATCACCAGTGCGTAGCGGCAGATGCGGGAGGGGTAAAAAAAGAGGATTTTATCGCAGTTTTCAAGGATCGAAACTTCTGGGTTTTCGTCATATTTATTGTGGGGACGTGGTCTTTCTATAACATTTTTGATCAACAACTTTTTCCTGTCTTTTATGCAGGTTTATTCGAATCACACGATGTAGGAACGCGCCTGTATGGTTATCTCAACTCATTCCAGGTGGTACTCGAAGCGCTGTGCATGGCGATTATTCCTTTCTTTGTGAATCGGGTAGGGCCAAAAAATGCATTACTTATCGGAGTTGTGATTATGGCGTTGCGTATCCTTTCCTGCGCGCTGTTCGTTAACCCCTGGATTATTTCATTAGTGAAGTTGTTACATGCCATTGAGGTTCCACTTTGTGTCATATCCGTCTTCAAATACAGCGTGGCAAACTTTGATAAGCGCCTGTCGTCGACGATCTTTCTGATTGGTTTTCAAATTGCCAGTTCGCTTGGGATTGTGCTGCTTTCAACGCCGACTGGGATACTCTTTGACCACGCAGGCTACCAGACAGTTTTCTTCGCAATTTCGGGTATTGTCTGCCTGATGTTGCTATTTGGCATTTTCTTCTTGAGTAAAAAACGCGAGCAAATAGTTATGGAAACGCCTGTACCTTCAGCAATATAGACGTAAACTTTTTCCGGTTGTTGTCGATAGCTCTATATCCCTCAACCGGAAAATAATAATAGTAAAATGCTTAGCCCTGCTAATAATCGCCTAATCCAAACGCCTCATTCATGTTCTGGTACAGTCGCTCAAATGTACTTCAGATGCGCGGTTCGCTGATTTCCAGGACATTGTCGTCATTCAGTGACCTGTCCCGTGTATCACGGTCCTGCGAATTCATCAAGGAATGCATTGCGGAGTGAAGTATCGAGTCACGCCATATTTCGCTATCAGGATTCTGTGTGATGGTTACATCGCCCGGCCCAGGGCTGTTTAGTCATCAGCGCTTTCTGACAGTGCTGAGATTTCAACCTGTTGCAGTAAAAATGAGTAGATATAAGGCAAGTGTGCTGCCAAACCCATCTTTTACGGGGTGAAGGTAGATTTCGTTTGAAGGGTATCTGGTGTCCCCTGCAGACATCTACTTGAGGCGGCAGGGGATTGATTGGAATGGTGTTTTTTAGATGTGAGAAATATTTTACCCGCTATTTTACCCATTGGCGCGGCTTAAGAGCTTATTTTTGAATTCACAATGGTCACGATATAACCATCTTGCTCGCCCGTGGATAACTTTGGCTTTTGGAAGGTCTCCGGACTTAATCCGATCATAGATGAAGGTTTTACCGAAGCCAGTATCGGCCATGATGAATTTCAAATCAACCAGTGAATCAGGCTGTAGTTCGTGTTGCATGAGTGCTATCTCCGAATAGGGAATCGAACCTGCAAATCAGGTAATAAAAAACCGCCATCAGGCGGCTTGGTGTTCTTTCAGTTCTTCAATTCGAATATTGGTTACATTGTTTTCATATATGAATAAATAAATTAGCTTTTTTCGTTGCCTTCGCGTTCTTTATTAATTTTAACAAACTCGTTTTTACCACGCTCTCCAAATGCGTCTTTAGAGTCGTTGTATCCGCAATCGCAGCACACATAATCACCAGACCATCCACGCATTGTTTTTTCTTTTGCAATATTTCCAGAACCGCATTTTGGACAAGACATATCACTACCTCCAAAGCATGAGTGAGATGACAACGTAACATTGATTGGAGATTAACAATAGATTGCTGATGTAAAAGATATGTATAAGCTTCGCTTTCAAAGTGGAGGCTCTGGTAGCGGCATCCAGTGAGTTACGTCATCCAAGATATATCCTGATAAATACGTGAAAGCTCTATATTTTTTGTAATCAATTGGATTTATAACCCAGTTCCAATATGCGGCCACGATTTTACCTTGACTAAATGCCAGTAACATTTTGGTGTCTTCCGGCATTCGATCACTACAGCTTATCCAACCATCCGGAGTTACCGGAGAGTTGCCGGGTTCTTTAATGTGCAAGCGAGGCTCACCATCTTTTGGCTCAGGCCACTGGCGCTCCATGTTGATCTTCAATTTATCTTCCATAGCAGCGGTAATTTCAGCATCGCTGATGCCAGCACGGCGCTGTGCATCCCACAACAGGAAATGCATATCAGCCCACTCGCTGAGATCGTCTGGTTCGGCTGCGGCTTCCAGTGCCTCTTTTGAGAGGTGTTTCAGTGGACCAATGGGGCCAACGCAGCCAAATGTGGAGTCAGACCATTTGGCATGCTCGTGGCGAATCAGTTCGCGTTCCAGTGATGCCAGTGCAATTCGTGCCAGTTCCATTTGTTCGCCACGAGTAAGCCCGTTTTCAAGCGGATTTTTAATGAACAATTCAATACGTTCTTTGGTAATAGTGGTCATTTGTTATGCCTCAATACACGAAATCTGTTTTAAATTCATGGTTACATTCTGGACAGCATGTTTCGTAACCTTTTATTTCTTCACATGCCTGTTTAGCTCCAGAAAACTCCCAGAAATCAGCGTCACAAAGCAGATCGAAATTGTGACCGCATTTGGGGCATTCGGTATCAAGTGACAGATTCCAGTAAGCAGTGGTGTTTTTATCCATATCACTCTCCTTTGATGCGAATGCCAGCGGCGCGGGAATCATTCCATCGCTTTACTTCTTCACGAATTACGTCAATGCATTCTTTCGAATCCATTAGGTAATCTTCATCAAAAAGACGTTCCTGTTCGTTTTCTATCGCAACAATGATTGCTTCAACTAACTTTTGTGCCTGAGAACCACTTTCTAACTCTGCAATGCGCTTCTCTGCGGCTTCCAGCTTCTCGCGCATATCGTCAACGTACTCGACCAGAGATCCGCCAGCAGGAATTTCGCACTCCTCGACCAGTTGGAAGTAGATATCAGCTGCGGCCCGTGTGTTGCTATGCCTAGCGTCGCCCATCTCACCTTCACGAAGAGCATCGCGTTCGGCGGTAAGATTGGCTATTTTGCTGTCTTTGCCTTCCAGCTCAACGCGCAGCCTCCCAACCGTAAGCGCAATATCCTCGTTCTCCTGGTCGCGGCGTTTGATGTATTGCTGGTTTCTTTCCCGTTCATCCAGTAGTTCCAGCACAACCTGCGGTGTGACCTTCATGCGAAACGCAAGCAACTTTTGCGGCGTTGCCACGACTTTTATTGCTTCTGCCGCCTCACGCAGTGCCTGATAGTCAATCTTGCTCATGTCACATCACCCTGAATCCGTTGCATTTACGTAAGAAATCGCAGATGTAGCCCTTCATTTTTTCATGCCAATCTCGATCATTCCCATTGCACCAACCATCAGGTGGAGTCCAGTTTTCTATCAGAGCAGCCATTTTCTTTGCTTTCGCCGGAGTAGCTGTTGCGGTATCGCAGTAATGACGAGTGTCAACCAACGAATCCATACCATCGATATCAAGTACGCAAAACCATGTGTGATTCGGAATTCCTACAGGTGGTATTTGTTGCCCACGTCGACGTTTATCAATAAGATATACACTCACTGGTTGCCTCCTTTGCGCCACATCGCATTCAGATATTTGTTGTCATTAACAGAACCGAAACTCTTTCTCTTAAGCAATTCCTCTCTCGATGGCATGGGCTTTACGCGTTGGCGAATAATCATTTCTGCCGGAAGAATGCCGGGATTGTATGCAAGTCCTCTCATGGTAAATTCCTCAGTCATTACTGATAGCGCCATAGCGTGAGCGGTAATTACGCAGGCGCGGGTCGATATATTCAGGGAAGTGGGTATATGTGGCTTTGCGGAATGGTCGGATTGATGTCTGGTAAATTCGCTCGCGTTCTTCTTTCTCTGCAAGCCATATACAATGGCGAAATTCCTTTTCCTCTTTCGTTTCCTGCGGTAGCGACATTATCAGGTCGTAGTTTTTTCTGAATTTATCCAGCACTTCCGATACGGAATTGCCGGAACAGCGGCGTGGGTCATCCGCACCATACAGAGGCGCTGGCATAATGGAATCCTTATATTGCTACTTTAGAAGGGAATTGAATCGTCGTATTCAGGATGATTTTGATGATTGCTACTTTGCTGCTGTTGGCTGTTTCCTGAAGTTGCAAATCCAATCTTTGCATTCAGTAATTCAAGAGTGATTGATTGACCATTTTGCCCCTGATAAACATCAACCCTGATGTTTTCTCCGGTAATTTCTACAATGCCACCTTCAACAAGAACACTACGGTAGTAATCCGCTTGCGCTCCCGGCTTGGCAAATACAACGGCGCTGTAGTTTGTCCATTCTTTCTTTTTTGTCTGGCGATCGTAATACTGAACGCCAGCACGGATGTTGAATCCGATATTTTCCCCGTCCTGAAACTCTCTTGCGGGCTTGTTTAGTCTTACAGTAATCGAATGTGCCATTAAGCAGCAGCTCCTTCTAATTCGTCTCGTCTGATGTTGTAAACGTCCTGCGCTTTGTGCTGCTCCGGTGTGCCTTCGAGCATCTTCCACGCTTTGGCGAACGCCTGTTTAAGCTCTTCCACGGTGTTTTTCTGCAATGCTGCGTCAGTGAATGCTTTTAGAACCTGTTCAGGTGTAGGTGATGGTTTTGATTGCTTTGCTGCTGCGTTCTGCTGATGTTTATGCTCGTCGGTATCTGCATCTTTCGCATCATCAATGCCGAACAAACCATTGAGGCAATACTTGCGTGCATAAGAGCTTGTGGCTCCCGTAACTTGTGCAGAATCCATTCCTTTCTTGCTTTCTTCCTCTCGTGCAAGAGCGGTTGCCGTATGACTGTTTTCGCCATCGGTAATAGTTGCCGTGGCTTTCACATAATACCGATCACCAATCAACACAACTTCATCGCTGATTGATAAAAACAGGCCATTCAGTAACGGCTTAACGCCTTCAAGAATGTCTTCGCAGCTTCTGTATTTATATTTACCGAATGAGTTGTACTGATTCTTTGGCGCGTTCAGATTCTCCTGAATAGCTGCCAGTCTTGCGTAAAATTCTTTGCTCATATGTTTGTTCTCAGAATGGACATGGCCCAAGGAAATAACGCTGATTTAATACTTCGACTCGGGACAAATTAAGGCATACCCGCATTCCTTCGCGGTCGCCATTATGGCGATACCAGAGAGCTTTCTGCGTGTACATGCGTCTCTGTAACTTGCTCTCCTTCACTGTGGTTGCAAGTGACATGAATATCTCCTTCGTTACCGATTAATTCTTTCATCTGACGAATGAATTCTTCGTCTGGCCAGTTATCTGTAAAACTCATTTCCTGCGATACCACGGAAGGTTGATAGCTGATTTCATCGCTTTATTTGCTTCAAGCCACATTTTTGAATCACCAATAAATCGGGCTATTACTGCTTTGTTCTGTGCAGCACGAAGCATCTGGTGATTGATGGCTATTTCATTGCGCATAATAAGACCTCAACTCTTTTCCATCCGTCACGTAATTTACGGGTGATTCGTTCAAGTAAAGATTCATTTAGTTGGAAGGCACCCATGCGAGCGCCTCCCGCGATTGCGTAAATCATGGGTGGTTCCTTATGTTGGTTTTATTAGTAGGTTATTTTTGTTGCGAATACTTCGCCTTTTACGATGGCTATTATGATATTTTTAGCAACATCTTCTGATGCGCCAACCTTGATAAGGTCAGCAAGTATTTTGTTATTTACTTCTTTCCGGTGAGCTTTATCCTTTGCTCTACGCTCTTCTTCATCCTTGATTCTTTTTTCTTCTGCTATTCTGGCTTGCTCTTTTGCTTCAGCCTCGCGCCGGATTCGTTCAGCCTCCTCCTGTGCTTTTCTGCGTTCTGCTTCAATTGCTGCCTGCTTTTCTTTTTCAGCTCGTTCTGCTGCCTCTTTTGCTTCGCGCTGTGCTCGTTGCTCGGCTTCAATGCGTTCACGCTCTGCACGTTCCGCTGCGGCCTTAGCTTCTGCTTCTCGCCTTGCTGCTGCTTCAATTTCGGCTTTTGCCTTTGCTTCGGCTTCTGCTCTGGCTTTCTCTTCAGCTTCTCTTTTTAAGCGTTCTTCATGCTCTCGCTTTTCCTGCTCCGCTTTGAGTCTTGCCTCTTCTCTTTGGCGGTCAAATTCGCGATCCATCAAAATCGCTATTTCATGGTCAGACTCAATTTGCTTTGCGAGAGCTTCAGCTGCTGCCTTAGCTTCTTCTTCGGCTTTAATCCGTGCCTGTTCCTCCTCATAATCAGTAAGAGGCTGGCGCGCCTTGGCTTTCAGCTCATCAAGTCGATCACGCACTGTCTTGCGGTTGGCATCAATTAGCTTTGGAATTTCCTTCAGTTCAGCAACAAGGTCTTTGCCAAGACCATCGAGATATGTTTTCGTCTGCGCAACTTTATACGCCAGAGAAGCGATCTCCTTTCTGCCCTTTGCCGTTGTGATATCAGGCACAAAGGACATAACTTCACGTTCAACCTTTTGGAGAATTTCTTCAATCTGGTCGGCAGACTGAAATACAGTCATTGCATTTGCTTTTTCAATAACAACTAAATCTGTTACTTCACTCATATATCCTCCATCAAAAAAATCGCCCTCACACTGGAGGGCAAAGAAGATTTCCAATAATCAGAACAAGTCGGCTCCTGTTTAGTTACGAGCGACATTGCTCCGTGTATTCACTCGTTGGAATGAATACACAGTGCTTACTCGTACTAATAAAATACCCAATTTTCTGTTTCTTGGTTGTGCCCAAAGTTATATTCAATATCTGGTGTTGATGTATCAATATTCTTCATCCCATCAACAAGAGTTGATACAACAGCCAAATCTTGTTTGATTCTCATTAAATGGTATTTCTTCCGACGCAATAAACTTTCAATAGCAAGTTTCTTCGTTGGGAATGCAAAAGATCTTTCTGCATTTTTTGCTACTTTCTTAATTGCATATCTATTTCTCTTTTGTTTCCATTCCTGTAACCACTGATTTGGTGCTGGTTTAAAATTAACAATCCAATGCGCAGGAACCAACCATGCATAATGCTCTGTCTGATGAAAAGCTATATATTGAAGTGCGAATATTTTGATTCCATCTTCTTCAACTGTCGCCTGGAATCTCCAGAAAACAGGCATTCCATCATGTTCAGTTTCTGATTCAGGAAAAGGTACGCTCCATGATTTTGTCATATCTCACCTCAAATAAGTGGTTTGCTGCGAAAGTAAATACGCTTAAGTTACCTGTTATTTATTCCACCAAGTTCCGTATCTATCTATCCAGTTACACCAATCATCGACACTCCATTTTGTTGTGTCGCATTTTGGCAACTGGCATGAATATCTACCTTCTTTGTAAAGTCGGCGTTTGACTTTCTTGAGCATGGCTCACCTCAATCGTAATAAGCTGGAATTGATTTTCCGCGTTGCTTCTGGCGGCCTGAGCAAGTCACACCCATTTCACAGCGTGGCTTGCTGTACCATGTGCGCTGATTCTTGCGCTCAATACGTTGCAGGTTGCTTTCAATCTGTTCGCGGTATTCAGCCAGCACTGTAAGGTCTATAGGATTCAGTGCGCTTTCTACTCGTGATTTCTGTTTGCGATTCAGCGAGAGAATAGGGCGGTTAACTGGTTTTGCGCTTACCCCAACCAACAGGGGATTTGCTGCTTTCCATTTAGCCTGTTTCTCTGCGCGACGTTCGCGGCGGCGTGTTTGTGCATCCATCTGGATTCTCCTGTCAGTTAGCTTTGGTGATTGGATGGCCGGCGCTGAACCCCGGCTTACTGGTTAGAGCGCCCGCACTACCAGTGACGCTGTCTTGAGGCGCAGATTGGTTACTGCTTGCCATGAGCGCTGTTTATACATTGGTCGAGCATCAGCCTGCTCATTCATCCAATCCCAAAGCCTTCTGCTTTGAATGCTGCCCTTCTTCAGGGCTTAATTTTTAAGAGCCTCACCTTCATGGTGGTCAGTGCGTCCTGCTGATGGGTAAACTTTATCGAAATGATAAATTAATGGCAATAGCAAAATGATAAATTTCTTTGATTTTAAAATATCATATTGATTTTCATGGTGTTTTATTTTTGTTGCAGGAATTCGACAGGAGAAATGAAGAGGCTTGAGGGAGATCTGGATTGCGTGGTTTAGCAAGTTGTATTTATCAATTTTTCACTAAATACAATTGGTTATGTGTTTTTAGGTGGGGCGATCGTGAGGCAAAGAAAACCCGGCGCTGAGGCCGGGATGTGAGGAATTAATTACAGAGCAAAGAGATCACGCATTAGGTTGCTGTTCATCTGGTGGTTGAATTGATACGGCTCCAATTCCTTCTTGATCTCGTTCAGGTGTTGTTCCGCTTTTCTTGCCAGATCGCGACCTTCCTGGATCTGGCTTTCCAGCATCCTGTTGAGAACTTCCATCTCCGGTTGCAGATTCTTCGGCATTAGTGTATTCCTCTTTATCTTGTTGGGAAACAGTGAAATCCATTACTCTTGGCTTTCCAAATGTTGGAATTTCACCACTATGAATTTTGTCACAGAAAAGATTATAGAGTATTTCTGTTATGCCTTCAGGATGTTCAACACACTTGAAAAGTTCCTTGGCTTCTTTTCTGTCGATAACAAATCCATGTGAAGGATATGAGGCTATTAGTTTGCCTAACGCCCCTTCTTTTAGGCTGCTTGGTTTGTCTGCTAATCGTTGGCCATAAGTGATAGCTATACTCATTGCGCGCTGATGTTCACCAAGCTTTATTGGATCTATCTGTGCGGCCATAGGTGCTATCAACGCTTCTGTAAGTCTGGTCGCGATATCAGCAGACATTTTGGTACTTATCTGATTTTCGTATCTTATCTTAACAAGGTGTGAGTTAAACGCTGAAATAGAGCGTTCCTTTAGAGCATCAAGAGCTGTCATGATAGCTAAACCAGAACTCATCTCACCTATTTCATCGTTTTTTTTCAGTTGGATATCTAATGGCCCAAGCTCCCCCATGTCACCAATAACAAGTTTATTGGCTGCTATAGCTATTAGTGTACCAGCACTTTTGCATGGTCCAACAACTAAAAGTGTTACCGTTTCATAATGGTGCTGTAGAGCTCTACCTATACGATAACCTGCATTTGGATCACCGCCATAAGTAGCAACACAGAAGATAACATTCTCTTTTAATCCATGTTGTGACTTACGTTTCTTGATTTCATTGGTGAGATCAAGATAACCATCACGATGAATATCGCCTGTATACACATAAACATCATGATTTTCAATAGAATTCATTCGTTAAACTCCCTGCTGTGGTTACGATGAATGTATTCATGTTGAAGCTAAGCCATAGCGGCTTGTCATCATCACCAATCTGGCGGAATTGACTGTTCATAAATCACAATTGGAATTACCCAAACGTCTCTTCAGGCCACTGGCTACCAGCTATGTGACGATGAAGTCACGAATTTTTCAGCCACTCCCTTGCCTCGATGTCATCCAGATGGCGAGATTGCTTCAGAATACCAGCCACATACTCCACCTTTGCTACTTGATGATAAGGCAACGTTATTGGCCTGTGGTCCTGGTTAATGCTTGTAAATTGGTATTCTCCATCTCTGTCATAGCCAAGAACCTTAATCATGTTGTGTCCTTCAACGGTTCTGACAAACACCTCATCACCCGGGAATACTTTGGTGTTAGGCTCAATGAGTACATATTCTCCTGATTTTATTCTGGGCCACATGCTGTCTCCTTTCACACGAAGACCAAAGGCATCTGGATCATCGCTATAAATTTTGAGCCACCCATCGCGCTCTTCGGTCATCTCGATGGCACCATCAACACCAAGAATTGCCTCACCAACCACGCGCACTAACCCTTTTCTTACCTGACCTACAAAAGTTAAAGAATCTGAGCATGATGCAATTGGTGTTACATCATGTACCAAATCAAGCCACCCATTAGGTAACCCAAGTGCAGCTTCAAATTTTCTTGCTAGTTTATCCCCTATGTTTCGAGTGCTTTTTTCACCGGAGACTTGCGTGAGTTGAGAAGGGCTAACCCCAAGCTTATCGGCAAAGCTTGCATTAGTGTTACCCGCGATTTTTTTATGCTCATCTAGCAAAAACGCCAGATTCGATTTGCGAATATCTTTGTTTTCCATCTCACAATTCTCCCTCTATTTAGCAAATGGATAAATACGCAATATGATAAATTTACATTGCAGTTGATTTATCAAAATGGTAAAGTTATTCTGTATGATAAACGGAGGCACTAATGAGTAATGAACTACTACGCTGGCGAAAAGAGGCTTCTAGTGAGGAATGGAAGCGACTCGCCGCATTAGCGAAAACTTCAGTTGGCTATCTTGACCAGATTGCATATGGATTTCGAAGAGCTTCCCCTGATAAAGCGAATGCAATCGAAGAAGCTACTCGTAATTTCACGGCTTATAAACCCGTGAAAAAGGAAAACCTGGTGTTCGTATCGCGTAGAGCATCAGCAGCATAAATAACCCCGCTCTTACACATTCCAGCCCTGAAAAAGGGCATTACCAGAAACAAATCTCTATGGTTTTGCGTTTCTTTGCGAAGCCAACTCTATCTAATCATTAAGGAAATTATCTATGGGTACTATTGCAACTAAAAGCAAGAAAGCGGCTCGCATCGAGTCAGCCTTGCTGAACAAACTGGCACTGATGGGGCAGAAGACATTCGCTCGAGCAATGGGGGTTCCTGAATATCAGGTAAGCCGATGGAAGAATGGTTTCTTCTCGCAGGTAAGCATGATGCTGGCTGTTCTGGAATACGGAATCGAAGACGATGAAATGGCTGAGCTGACTAAGCGGCTTGCCAATTACCTGACAAAAGAAAAAGCCCCGAAGAACGGCGAATTCTTCGAGGCCTGATGTAGAAAGACTGGATCAATCCACAGGAGTAATTATGACAAAACGTCGTAAGAAATACCAGGAAAAAGAAGAGATTCGACACCCTGATTCACCTGAGGGATTAGTGGTAGCCGCAGCAAATAACAGGGCGTTCGCAGAGCGCCTTGTTGGTGTTTACAGACTAGCCAAAGCAGGAGTGAAACATGGGCGTCGTTAAGTTAGCTGATTACAGGCATAACCCTGTACAACATCAGGAGGCATCCAGTATGGGGTATGTCTCTATACACCGCCAGTTTATGGACAGCAGGCTCTATAAGGACTCTCAGGCAGTACATCTTTGGCTTCACTTAATCCTCAAGGCTAATCACGAATCTACTGTCGTCAATACGGATATCGGTCCGATAACTGTTGATCGCGGTCAGATGATAACTGGACGCCCGTCGCTGGTCAGAGAAACATTCATCCCCGACAACAAAGTTCGGAGCTTATTGCGGACTTTTGAGTCGAAAGGAATGCTTAATATTTGCTCGATGGGGAAGAAATTTAGCCTGTTTACAATCGTTAAATATGACGATTTTCAGGCAAAAAATTGTCCAACGGTTGTCCAACGGTTGTCCAACGCAAACAGCAGTAATGGCGCGGCTCTCAGCGGAGATTGTCCAACGGTTGTCCAACGGTTGTCCATAAACAATAATATAAATAATATCTCTAATACTGACGTATTAGAGAGTGCCACAGCAGACAAAAAGTCTGACAAGAAAAAACCTTCCGTTAGCTGTCAGGATGTTGTCGATGCTTACCACGAAATCCTTCCTGAAGCGCCAAGAATCCGCGCACTGAATGACAAGCGTAAAAACCAGATCCGAACGTTCTGGCGCAAAGCCGGAGTGATAACCCGCCAGCTTGACGGGCATGGGTTCACGATGCAGGACTGGAGAAATTATTTGAGCTACGTAGGCGAAAATTGCCGATGGATGTTCGAAGAGCGCCCAAACCATCAGCGCGGAACCGTCTGGCACAAAAAGGGATTTGATTTCCTGCTTAACGATAATACATACCTGAAAGTTCGTGAGGGTGAACACGATGACCGATAATTTTTATGCGCCGCCCCATAGCATCGAGGCAGAGCAGGCGGTGATTGGTGGATTGCTTCTGGATGATGACAGCAGTGAGCGCGTCCAGAAAGTTCTGGCGATGCTGAAGCCTGATTCATTTTACAGCCGACCACACAAAATCATTTTCGAAGAAATAACCAGAATGCACCGGGAGCAAAAGCCAGTAGATGGCCTGACGCTTTTCGATGAACTGGAGCGTAAATCGTTAACGGCGTCTGTTGGCGGTTTTGCTTATATCGCTGAGATCGCAAAGAACACGCCAAGCGCCGCAAACATCGTTGCCTATGCAATGCAGGTTCGCGAAACCGCAATGGAACGCTACGCCATCAACCGCATGACTGAAGCGACGGAATTGCTATATTCCCGCAACGGAATGACTGCAACGCAGAAGTACGAAGCTATTCAGGCGATTTTCACGCAACTGACAGACCATGCAAAAACCGGATCGCGTCGCGGCCTTCGCTCATTTGGTGAGGTCATGGAAGACTGGGTTAGCGACCTTGAGAAGCGATTTGACCCGTCAGGCGAACAACGAGGAATGAGCACAGGGATCCCATCGCTGGACAGGATGCTGTCACCGAAAGGTCTGGTGAAAGGCTCTCTGTTTGTCATTGGCGCTCGCCCTAAGATGGGGAAAACGACGCTATACAGCCAGATGGCAATCAACTGCGCAGTGCATGAGAAAAAGCCCGCTCTGATGTTCAGCCTTGAAATGCCAGGTGACCAGATACTGGAAAAACTGGTGGGACAGAAGTCAGGTGTTAACCCGAATATTTTTTACCTTCCGGCGACAAATGACGCTGATGACGGCTATCAGGGTGATTACGATGGTGACTTCAACAGGGCGATCGAAACAGCTAATCGTTTGAGTGAAATCGACCTGCTATACATCGACGACACGCCGGGATTATCTCTGGCTCAAATCGTTAGCGAAAGCCGTCGAATCAAGCGAGAAAAAGGATGTGTTGGCATGATTCTGGTCGATTACCTGACACTAATGACTGCTGAGAAGGCCGATCGCAACGACCTTGCTTACGGCATGATCACCAAAGGACTGAAGAACCTTGCCAAAGAGCTTGATTGCGTTGTTGTGCTTCTGACACAGCTTAACCGCGCACTGGAAAGCCGAACCAATAAACGCCCATTACCAAGTGACTCGCGAGATACAGGGCAGATTGAACAGGATTGCGATTATTGGGTGGGGATCCATCGTGAAGGTGCTTTTGATGACAGTGTTCCACCTGGTGAAACCGAACTAATCCTTCGTCTCAATCGTCATGGCAATACCGGCACGGTGTATTGCATTCAGGCAAATGGCGCTATTTATGACACAGACCAACAGTCTGCTGAAATGCGCCGACGTGAACGCGAGGAACCGCAGTCCAAGAAGAAAGGGGGATTCTGATGACCATCTACATCACTGAGCTTGTAACAGGCCTGCTGGTAATCGCAGGCCTTTTTATTTGGGGGAGAGGGAAGTCATGAAAAAACTGACCTTTGAAATTCGATCTCCAGCACATCAGCAAAACGCTATTCACGCAGTACAGCAAATCCTTCCAGATCCAACCAAACCAATCGTAGTAACCATTCAGGAGCGCAACCGCAGCTTAGACCAGAATCGAAAGCTTTGGGCTTGCCTTGGTGACGTCTCTCGTCAGGTTGAATGGCATGGTCGCTGGTTGGATGCAGAAAGCTGGAAGTGTGTGTTTACCGCAGCATTAAAGCAGCAAGACGTTGTTCCTAACCTTGCCGGGAATGGCTTTGTGGTAATAGGCCAGTCAACCAGCAGGATGCGTGTAAGCGAATTTGCGGAGCTATTAGAGCTTATACAGGCATTCGGTACAGAGCGTGGCGTTAAGTGGTCGGACGAAGCGCGACTGGCTCTCGAATGGAAAGCGCGATGGGGAGACAGGGCGGCATGAGACGACAGCGACGAAGTATCACCGACATCATCTGCGAAAACTGCAAATACCTTCCAACGAAACGCTCCAGAAATAAACGCAAGCCAATCCCAAAAGAATCTGACGTAAAAACCTTCAACTACACGGCTCACCTGTGGGATATCCGGTGGCTAAGACATCGTGCGAGGAATACAAGGTGATTGACCCAAATCGAAGTTACGAACAAGAAAGCGTCGAGCGGGCTTTAACGTGCGCTAATTGCGGTCAGAAGCTGCATGTGCTGGAAGTTCACGTGTGTGAGTACTGCTGTGCAGAGCTGATGAGCGATTCGAATAGCTCGATGCACGAGGAAGAAGATGATGGCTAAACCAGCGCGAAGACGATGTAAAAACGATGAATGTCGGGAATGGTTTCACCCTGCATTCGCTAATCAGTGGTGGTGCTCTCCAGAGTGTGGAACCAAGATAGCACTCGAACGACGAAGCAAAGAACGCGAAAAAGCGGAAAAGGCAGCAGAGAAGAAACGACGACGAGAGGAGCAGAAACAGAAAGATAAACTTAAGATTCGAAAACTCGCCTTAAAGCCCCGCAGTTACTGGATTAAACAAGCCCAACAAGCCGTAAACGCCTTCATCAGAGAAAGAGACCGCGACTTACCATGTATCTCGTGCGGAACGCTCACGTCTGCTCAGTGGGATGCCGGGCATTACCGGACAACTGCTGCGGCGCCTCAACTCCGATTTGATGAACGCAATATTCACAAGCAATGCGTGGTGTGCAACCAGCACAAAAGCGGAAATCTCGTTCCGTATCGCGTCGAACTGATTAACCGCATCGGGCAGGAAGCAGTAGACGAAATCGAATCAAACCATAACCGCCATCGCTGGACTGTCGAAGAGTGCAGGGCCATCAAGGCGGAGTATCAACAGAAACTTAAAAAACTGCGAAACAGCAGAAGTGAGGCTGCATGAATATCTACGAAAGAATTGATGGCAGCAAATACCGAAATATTTGGGTAGTTGGCGATCTGCACGGATGCTACACGAACCTGATGAACAAACTGGATACGATTGGATTCGACAACAAAAAAGACCTGCTTATCTCGGTGGGCGATTTGGTTGATCGTGGTGCAGAGAACGTTGAATGCCTGGAATTAATCACATTCCCCTGGTTCAGAGCTGTACGTGGAAACCATGAGCAAATGATGATTGATGGCTTATCAGAGCGTGGAAACGTTAATCACTGGCTGCTTAATGGCGGTGGCTGGTTCTTTAATCTCGATTACGACAAAGAAATTCTGGCTAAAGCTCTTGCCCATAAAGCAGAAGAACTTCCGTTAATCATCGAACTGGTGAGCAAAGGTAAAAAATATGTCATCTGCCACGCCGATTATCCTTGTGACGAATACGAATTTGGAAAGCCAGTTGATCATCAGCAGGTAATCTGGAACCGCGAACGAATCAGCAACTCACAAGACGGGATCGTTAAAGAAATTAAAGGCGCGGACACGTTTATCTTTGGTCATACGCCAGCAGTGAAACCACTCAAATTTGCCAACCAGATGTATATCGATACTGGGGCAGTGTTCTGCGGAAATCTCACATTGATTCAGGTACAGGGAGAAGGCGCGTGGGCATAAGAGAACTAAACCTCACCAAAGAACAGCATGAGTGGCTGAATGGCTGGCTTGAACTGTGGGGCGCATGGGTTTATTCAGGTCGTCTGGAAAAGCGCATGAGCAGCGTAATAGCGAAGTTCATGGAGAGCGTAGAGCCGGGAAGAGTTATGACAAGGCCAATGTGTAATGATGATGATGGAATGTTGATTTCTCAGGTCGTCGATTCCGTCATGTACATTGACAAGAAAGCCTTTGGCATCCTCCTCAGCTACTACGCCCACGGCTCTTCCAAGCACGCCATTGCATCTTACTATCATCGCGTCGCAAGACCTCGCAAGATGTTATGCCGGGGCGGCGGGCGCATTCAAAAACCATCGCTCGCAACCTGTCGACGGGAAGTTGACGAAATCCTCAATGCCTCGTTGTTTATGATTTACCCGGTTCTGGATAGTGCGTTTAAAAACCGGAAACGTGTAGAGAAAATTAAACATGTAGCATAGAACGTGTTGACATCATTGAGCAAATGAGCAACACTATTCGCATAAGCTGCCGTTAGTGACTCTTAAGTTGCAACGGTGGCTTTTTTTATTTGGGTCAGTCGTATAAAGGTCATTACGGAAGGCTGTTAACCTTCTTATCGTGGTTCGAGTCCACGCTGTCCCGCCAAATATGCTGGTTTAGCTCCAATGGTAGAGCGGTCGCCTTGTAAGCGAATGGGTAGCGGTTCAAGTCCGTTAACCAGCACCATAACTGAGCCGTAGCCACTGGATGTCCTGAATTCATCAGTGATAGTTATGCTGCGGTCTTCTTTTTCTCCCTTCCCAATATAAGAACTACGCAATCCGTTACTGGCGGAGGCGTTGCTATGAAATCAATGGACAAAATCTCAACTGGCATTGCCTACGGAACATCCGCTGGTAGTGCGGGATACTGGTTTTTGCAGTGGTTGGATCAGGTCAGTCCATCACAGTGGGCTGCGATTGGGGTGCTTGGAAGCCTTGTGTTGGGCTTTCTCACCTATCTGACAAATCTGTACTTCAAAATCAGAGAAGACAGAAGAAAGGCTGCGAGAGGTGAATAATGCCTCCATCATTACGAAAAGCCGTTGCTGCGGCTATTGGTGGCGGGGCTATTGCTATAGCATCTGTGTTAATCACTGGCCCAAGTGGTAACGATGGTCTGGAAGGCGTCAGCTACATACCATACAAAGATATCGTTGGCGTATGGACTGTATGTCACGGACACACCGGAAAAGACATCATGCTCGGTAAAACGTATACCGAAGCAGAATGCAAAGCCCTCCTGAATAAAGACCTTGCCACGGTTGCCAGACAAATTAACCCGTACATCAAAGTCGATATACCGGAAACAACGCGCGGCGCTCTTTACTCGTTCGTCTACAACGTGGGTGCTGGCAATTTCAGAACATCGACGCTTCTTCGCAAAATAAACCAGGGCGATATCAAAGGCGCATGTGACCAGCTACGTCGCTGGATATACGCTGGCGGTAAGCAATGGAAAGGCCTGATGACTCGTCGTGAGATTGAGCGTGAAATCTGTTTGTGGGGTCAGCAATGAACAGAGTAACCGCGATTATCTCCGCTCTGGTTATCTGCATCATCGTCTGCCTGTCATGGGCGGTTAATCATTACCGTGATAACGCCATTACCTACAAAGAGCAGCGCGATAAGGCCACATCCACAATCGCTGACATGCAGAAGCGTCAACATGATGTAGCAGAACTCGATGCCAGATATACAAAGGAGCTTGCTGATGCTAACGCGACTATCGAAAGTCTCCGTGCTGATGTTTCTGCTGGTCGTAAGCGCCTGCAAGTCGCCGCCACCTGTGCAAAGTCAACGACCGGAGCCAGCGGCATGGGCGATGGAGAAAGCCCAGGACTTACAGCAGATGCTGAACTCAATTATTACCGTCTCCGAAGTGGAATCGACAGGATAACCGCGCAGGTTAACTACCTGCAGGAGTACATTAGGACTCAGTGCTTAAAATAATTTTAACTTCACTGAAATTTAACAAGTGACTTTCAGGAAAATGCCTCGCAGAAGCGGGGCTTTTTTATGTCCTCAGTAAATGCGCTTCACACGCGCGACTTATGAACACAGAGCCTTTCAGGATGACCCTTGAGGATGCCGGTTTGGTTATCGGTGCCTTTCTGTGGGCCGGAATCCTGTGTGACAAGGTTCATCACTAAAAGGTGATCACTGATGAATTATCCAACTATCGTTGACGGCATTGATTTCAAAGAACTGGTTTTTATTACCAACAATGACCCTGTCACCGATTCATTTATGGTGGCGAAAGCATTTCGTAAGCGACATGACAACGTTGTGCGTGATGTAGAAAGAACTATCGCTGCTTGTCCTGAAGAGTTTGATGCAAAACTCAATTTTGAGGTTTGCTATAAAAACAATGAGTTACAGAATGGTAAGCCACAAAAATTCTATCGGCTACGTAAGGATGGGTTGATGCTTTTGGTTATGTCCTACACCAAAAAAGAAGCAATGCGTATCAAAATTGCTTACATCAACGCATTCAACTGGATGTACGCCATGCTTCAGGTTGGTAATCGTCAATTTGAAGAAGAGCGAAATGCCGTAATGCTGGAGTACATGAAAGAGAAGGATGTTGCCAGCATGTCAGGTCGCCTGCTAAATCGCTGGGGAAAAATTAAGAAGCCACAGCTGCTGGCTAGAATTGAACGCCTTGAACAGCACGGGCAAACCGTAATCCCCGGACTCACCAATTAACGGCAGCACCGCGAAACAACCCAAGCCAGTAAGTGGGGAAATAACACTGGCAGCCACTGAAAGATGAACCTCCAGCCTTATGGCAAAAAAGATTCTTTGTGGTGGCGGACTGATGGAAAGACATCGGTTATTGCAGAGGCCATTCAATGAGTGGTCTCGACAATGGCTTATACCCTGCACGGGATAACTTAACTGATATCCCTTTTAACGGATAAACGGAGCCAATAATGGCAGAGAATGTCGGCATTATGGCAGTGAAATTTGGATAAATCGGAGATTAGTACATATGCCGCCACGAATCCCAAAAGCCTGCCGTGTTCGCGGTTGCCGCCATACCACCACAGATCCGTCAGGCTATTGTGAAAGCCACAAAAGCGAAGGCTGGACGCAATATAAGCCAGGTCAGTCCCGTCACCAGCGCGGTTATGGTTCGAAGTGGGACGTTATCCGCGCGCGTGTGCTGAAGCGTGACAAAGGCCTGTGTCAGTTATGTCTGCGTGCTGGTGTGGCGCGTGAAGCGAAAACCGTTGACCACATCATCCCTAAAGCACATGGCGGCACTGATGCCGACAGTAATCTGCAGAGTCTGTGCTGGCCGTGCCATAAGGCGAAGACGGCCCGTGAACGGCTTAAGTGATAATAACTCTCAACTGTCTGAGGGGAGGGGCGGGTCAAATCTCTGTGACCTGACGTCTTCCGGACTGCCCGCCCCATCGTTTTTTTATACCCGCGAAAAATGAAATTTAACCAGGAGTGCCGCATATGGCTGGAACGGCGGGGCGTTCCGGGCGTCGCCCCAAGCCAACGGCGCGCAAGGCGCTGGCCGGAAACCCCGGCAAGCGAGCCCTGAATAAAGATGAACCTGTTTTTACGCCCATCAAAGGTGTTGAGCCACCGGAGTGGTTCGCTGAAGAAGATCTCCCTCTCGCCACGATCATGTGGCAACTGACAACCAAAGAACTCTGCGGTCAGGGCCTGCTGTGCGTGACTGACCTGGCGGTACTTGAGCGGTGGTGCGTAGCCTATGAGTTCTGGCGACGTGCCGTGAAAAATATTGCCAGACAGGGCAACACCATCACCGGTGCAATGGGCGGCATGGTCAAAAATCCGGAGCTGACCGCCAAAAAAGAACAGGAGTCCGAGATGAGCAGCACGGGGGCAATGCTCGGACTCGACCCCAGCAGCCGCCAGCGTCTGATTGGCCTGGCGGGGAAGAAGAAAGCCACTAACCCGTTTCTGACAATCTGAAAATCATCGAATCATGAGCCGGAAATCTTACCCCAACGTAAATGCAGCCAATCAGTATGCCCGTGATGTCGTGCGCGGAAAGATTGTGGCCTGCCAGTTTGTGATTCAGGCCTGCCAGCGCCATCTTGATGACCTGATGGCGGAAAAAAGTAAGTCGTTTCGTTACCGCTTCGACAAGGACCTGGCTGAACGGGCCGCCAAATTTATTCAGCTGTTGCCGCATACCAAGGGTGAGTGGGCATTCAAACGGATGCCCATCACGCTGGAGCCGTGGCAGCTCTTTGTGATCTGCTGTGCGTTTGGCTGGGTCAATAAAGGTACCCGGCTGCGCCGCTTCCGGGAGGTGTATACCGAAATCCCCCGTAAGAACGGCAAATCGGCAATCTCTGCCGGTGTCGCCCTGTATTGTTTTGCCTGTGATAACGAGTTTGGCGCGGAAGTGTATTCCGGTGCCACGACAGAGAAACAGGCGTGGGAAGTCTTTCGCCCGGCGCGACTGATGTGTAAACGCACACCCATGCTGACGGAAGCGTTCGGGATTGAGGTTAACGCCTCAAACATGAACCGTCCGGAGGATGGCGCGCGGTTTGAACCGCTGATCGGTAACCCCGGTGATGGATCATCACCCCACTGTGCGGTGGTGGATGAATATCACGAGCACGCCACCGATGCGCTTTACACCACGATGCTTACCGGGATGGGGGCGCGACGTCAGCCACTGATGTGGGCCATTACTACTGCCGGGTACAACATTGAGGGGCCGTGCTACGACAAGCGGCGGGAAGTTATCGAGATGCTCAACGGGTCGGTACCCAACGATGAACTGTTCGGGATCATCTATACCGTTGATGAAGGTGACGACTGGACCGACCCGCAGGTGCTGGAAAAAGCCAATCCAAATATTGGCGTGTCGGTTTATCGCGAATTTTTGTTAAGTCAGCAGCAGCGTGCGAAAAATAACGCCCGTCTGGCAAACGTCTTTAAAACAAAACACCTCAATATCTGGGTGTCGGCACGTTCGGCGTATTTCAACCTGGTGAGCTGGCAGAGCTGCGAGGATAAATCACTGACCCTTGAGCAGTTCGAGGGACAGCCGTGCATTCTGGCCTTTGACCTGGCGCGTAAGCTGGATATGAACAGCATGGCGCGACTTTATACCCGCGAGATTGACGGTAAAACGCATTACTACAGTGTGGCCCCGCGTTTCTGGGTACCGTATGACACGGTGTACAGCGTCGAGAAAAATGAAGATCGCCGGACAGCCGAACGCTTTCAGAAATGGGTGGAAATGGGCGTTCTGACCGTTACCGATGGTGCGGAGGTGGATTATCGCTACATCCTCGAGGAGGCCAAAGCGGCGAACAAAATCAGCCCGGTCAGTGAGTCACCCATCGACCCCTTCGGGGCGACCGGGTTGTCACATGACCTTGCTGATGAAGACCTGAATCCCGTCACTATCATTCAGAACTACACCAACATGTCCGACCCGATGAAAGAGCTGGAAGCGGCAATTGAATCGGGGCGCTTTCATCATGATGGCAATCCCATCATGACCTGGTGTATCGGCAACGTGGTCGGCAAAACCATTCCGGGTAACGATGATGTGGTGAAGCCCGTCAAAGAGCAGGCGGAAAACAAAATCGATGGTGCAGTTGCGCTGATTATGGCGGTTGGCAGAGCCATGCTGTACGAGAAAGAAGACACGCTGTCTGACCACATTGAGTCCTATGGGATCCGCTCGCTTTAACTGAGGTAATTATGATCATACTGATTCTCGCGCCTCTGGTGGGCGTGCTGGGGGCGCTTTTGCTGGCGTATGGTGCCTGGCTGATTTATCCCCCGGCGGGGTTTGTTGTTGCCGGGGCGTTGTGCCTGTTCTGGTCGTGGCTGGTGGCGCGATATCTCGACCGTACACAGTCGTCTGTCGGCGGAGGTAAATAGTGTTCTTTTCGGGATTATTTCAACGATTTTCGGGATTATTTCAACGAAAAAGTGACGCACCGGTGACCACGCCAGCAGAGCTGGCGGATGCCATCGGGCTGTCGTATGACACCTATACCGGAAAGCAGATCAGCAGTCAGCGGGCCATGCGACTGACGGCGGTTTTTTCCTGCGTCAGAGTGCTGGCAGAGTCGGTCGGGATGTTGCCCTGCAACCTGTATCACCTGAACGGCAGCCTGAAGCAGAGAGCCACCGGCGAACGTCTGCATAAACTGATCTCCACGCATCCCAATGGCTATATGACGCCGCAGGAGTTCTGGGAGCTGGTGGTCACCTGTCTGTGCCTGCGGGGAAACTTTTACGCCTACAAAGTGAAAGCATTTGGCGAAGTGGCTGAACTGCTGCCCGTCGATCCCGGCTGTGTGGTACCGAAGCTTAACAGTAGCTGGGAGCCGATCTATCAGGTCACATTCCCGGACGGCTCCACGGATGTACTGAGCCAGGAAGATATCTGGCATGTGCGCACGCTGACGCTGGACGGTCTGGTGGGACTGAATCCCATCGCCTATGCCCGCGAGGCAATATCGCTGGCAGCTGCGACCGAAGAGCACGGGGCCAGACTGTTCAGCAATGGTGCGGTGACGTCGGGTGTGTTGCGTACAGAGCAGACGCTGTCGGATCAGGCTTATGAGCGCCTGAAGAAAGATTTTGAGGAGCGTCACACCGGGCTTGGCAATGCTCACCGCCCGATGATCCTTGAGATGGGGCTGGACTGGAAGTCGATGGCGCTGAACGCCGAGGACAGCCAGTTCCTGGAAACCCGCAAGTTTCAGCTTGAAGAAATCTGTCGTCTGTTCCGGGTGCCATTGCACATGGTGCAGAACACCGATCGCGCCACCTTCAACAATATCGAAGAGCTGGGGCTGGGATTTATCAACTATTCACTGGTGCCGTATCTGACCCGCATTGAGCAGCGGATCAACACCGGACTGGTACGAAAAAGTAAGCAGGGCGTTTATTACGCCAAATTTAACGCCGGGGCGTTACTGCGCGGGGATATGAAGTCCCGTTTTGAAGCCTACGCCACCGGTATCAACTGGGGAATTTACTCTCCCAATGACTGCCGCGACCTGGAAGATATGAATCCGCGTCCCGGTGGGGATGTCTATCTCACACCGATGAATATGACCACGAAACCCTCCGATGGCAGTAAAGCCGGTAAGCAGAAGGATAACGCCAATGCAGACGAAACAACGTCTTGATGTACCGCTGAGTCTGAAATCTGTCAGTGACTCCGGTGAGTTTGAAGGGTATGGCTCCGTCTTTGGTGTAAAGGACAGCCACGATGATGTGGTGATGTCCGGGGCATTTGCTGCTTCCCTGCGGGCGTGGAGTGACAGAAAAGCGTTACCTGCGCTGCTCTGGCAGCACCGCATGGATGAGCCCATCGGTGTTTACACCGAAATGAAGGAAGACGATGTCGGGCTTTACGTCAGGGGACGGTTGCTTATTGATGATGATCCCCTCGCAAAACGCGCACATGCACACATGAAGGCCGGTTCGTTAACCGGCCTTTCTATTGGGTACGTCCTGAAAGACTGGGAATACGACCGGAGCAAAGAAGCCTTTCTGCTGAAAGAAATCGACCTCTGGGAAGTCAGCCTGGTGACGTTCCCGTCTAACGACGAGGCGCGGATCAGCGACGTCAAGAACGCACTGGCCCGCGGGGAAATCCCCGAACAGAAAAAAATCGAAAGAGTCCTGCGTGATGTCGGACTCTCCCGTACCCAGGCCAAAGCATTCATGGCCGGGGGCTATGGCGCACTGTCCCTGCGCGACGCTGAGGATGTGAGCTCTGCACTGAATGCACTGAAAAATCTGAACTTCTAATCAGGAGAAATACGATGGCGGTAGATATTAAAGATGTCGAACAGGTCGCGCAGGAACTGCAGCAGAAGTTTGACGACTTCAAAGCAAAGAACGACAAGCGCGTGGATGCGATTGAGCAGGAAAAAGGCAAACTTGCCGGGCAGGTGGAAACCCTGAACGGGAAACTCAGCGAGCTGGAAAATCTCAAAAGCGACCTTGAAAAAGAGCTGCTTGAGCTGAAACGTCCGGCAGGTGGTGCGCAAAATAAACTGGCCACAGAGCACAAAGAGGCGTTTGTGGGCTTCCTGCGTAAAGGCCGTGAAGACGGTCTGCGCGATCTGGAGCGTAAGGCATTGCAGGTGGGCACCGATGAAGACGGTGGCTATGCCGTGCCGGAAGAACTGGATCGCAACATTCTTAACCTGCTGAAAGATGAAGTTGTGATGCGTCAGGAAGCCACGGTGATCACCGTTGGCGGTTCCGACTACAAAAAACTGGTGAATCTGGGCGGTACGGCTTCCGGATGGGTGGGGGAAACGGATACGCGATCCCAGACTGCCACCTCCAGACTGGAGCTGATTGAACCTTTCATGGGGGAAATCTACGGTAACCCGCAGGCCACACAGAAAATGCTGGATGATGCCTTCTTCAACGTGGAGGCCTGGATCAACAGCGAGCTGGCAACCGAATTTGCCGAACAGGAAGAAATTGCCTTTACCACCGGCGATGGTACCAAGAAGCCGAAAGGGTTCCTGGCGTATGAATCCACTGATGAAACCGATAAGGTCCGGGCGTTCGGCAAACTTCAGCATATTGTATCCGGCGAAGCGACCGCGGTGACCGCAGACGCCATTATCAAACTGATTTACACGCTGCGAAAGGCACACCGCACTGGCGCGAAGTTCATGATGAACAACAACAGCCTGTTTGCCATCCGTCTGCTGAAAGACACCGAGGGTAACTATCTGTGGCGTCCGGGGCTGGAACTGGGGCAGCCGTCCTCTCTGGCGGGTTACGGTATCGCTGAAAACGAACAGATGCCGGATATCGCCGCTGATGCGAAAGCCATTGCATTTGGTAACTTCAAACGGGGTTACACCATCGTTGACCGTATCGGCACCCGCATTCTGCGTGATCCGTACACCAATAAACCGTTTGTCGGTTTTTATACCACCAAGCGCACCGGCGGGATGCTGGTCGATTCGCAGGCCATCAAACTGCTGAAGATTGCAGCGGCGTAATCACTCAGGGGCGCGGAACCGCGCCCCCTGTTCTGACGGGTGAAGAATCATGATCCTGAAACAAGATCTGAAATGGTCACCGGACGGTATGCGTGTTGAGGTCATTCGGGCCGGTGAGTATGACGACGGGGCGCTTCCTGCCCGGGTGCAGGAGATTGCACTTCAGGCCGGGTTAGCAGAGCGCGGAACCAGTGCAAAAAGCAGTAAAGCGGCAAAAGAGAAAAAAGCCACGACCAGTAAAGAGGGCTGAGTATGCTTCTGACAATGGAAGAGATTAAAGCCCAACTCCGGCTGGATGAGGATTTCGATGCTGATGACCGCCATCTGCAACTGCTGGCCTGTGCGGCGCAAAAGCGGACGGAAACGTATCTGAACCGGAAGCTCTATGCACCGGATGAAACCATTCCGGACAGCGATCCGGACGGGCTGCACCTGTCGGATGATATTCGTCTGGGGATGCTGATGCTTATCAGCCATTTTTACGAAAACCGCTCTTCGGTTACGGAAGTGGAGAAACTCGACATGCCGCAGAGTTTTGGCTGGCTTGTCGGCCCGTACAGGTACTTTCCGCAATGAAAATTCGTCAGGCGCAGACCAGCGCAACCTACATTCTGCCGGACCCCGGCGAACTGAATAAACGCGTCCTGATCCGCCAGCGGGTGGATATGCCTGCGGATAACTTTGGCGTGGAGCCTCAATACCCGGTTGCGTTCCGGGCATGGGCGAAGGTTGTCCAGACCAGTGCCACCACCTGGCAGGAAACCGCGCAGACCGGGGACGCCATCACCCATTACATCACCATTCGTTACCGCCGGGGGATCACCGCTGATTATGAGGTGGTCTGTGATGACAGTGTGTACCGGGTGAAACGTCAGCGTGATCTGAACGGGGCGCGGCGCTTTCTGCTGCTGGAGTGTACGGAGCTGGGCGAATGTAGGCAGAGTCACGGAGGCAGCAATGGCGACTCCCTTTTTTCACGTTGATGTTCAGCAGCCCGCCGAGATGCGCTTTAACCGCGCCCGTGTCCGGCGGGCGTTTGTCACGATTGGGCAGCGTCATATGCGTGATGCCCGTCGGCTGGTGATGCGCCGTGCGCGGTCGGCACCAGGTGAAAACCCCGGTTATCAGACCGGACGCCTGGCTCGTTCGATTGGTTATATGGTGCCGAGAGCCAGTAAAAAGCGAGCCGGTTTTATGACACGCATTGCCCCTAACCAGCGCAACGGGAAGGGGAACCGGATGATCTCTGGTGACTTCTATCCGGCATTTCTGTTTTTTGGTGTCCGGGGAGGAGCAAAACGTCGTCGTAGTCATCATCGTGGTGCATCCGGTGGCAGCGGCTGGCGACTGGCTCCACGTAATAACTTCATGGTGGAAACTCTTGAAAAGAACCGCAGCTGGACACGCTATTTTCTGGCGCGGGAATTGCGTAAATCACTGAAGCCGGAGCGACGACACAGATGAAACTGACGCCTGTTATTGCTGCGCTGCGTGCCCGCTGCCCGTATTTTGAAAACCGGGTGGCAGGCGCGGCACAGTTCAAAAATCTGCCGGAGGTCGGAAAGCTGAAACTCCCGGCGGCATATGTTGTACCGGGTGATGATTCTCCGGGAGAAAACAAAAGCCAGACCGACTACTGGCAGGAGCTGAAAGAGGGTTTCTCCGTGGTTGTCATACTGAGTAACGGGCGTGATGAGCGCGGTCAGTTTGCCTCGTATGATGTAGTGGACGATGTCCGGCAGATGCTCTTTAAGGCTCTGCTGGGCTGGAACCCGGAGGCGTGCGGTAACCCGATTACCTATGACGGCGGCACGCTGCTGGATCTGAATCGTCATGAGCTGATTTATCAGTTCGATTTTTCGGTCATCAGCGAGCTGACCGAAGACGATACCCGCCAGCAGGATGACCTGAACAGTCTGGATGAACTGCGAACGCTGGCGATTGATGTTGATTATCTCGATCCCGGTAACGGGCCTGACGGCGATATCGAACATCACACCGAAATAACCCTTCCTTCCTGAGAATCTTCATGTTTGTGAAACCTGTTAAAGGGCGGTCAGTTCCTGACCCTGCCCGCGGCGACCTTTTGCCCGCCGAGGGGCGAAATGTTGATGAGAACAACTACTGGCTGCGCCGTGAAGCAGCGGGTGATATCCGGCGCGTGAATAAAAAGGTGAATACCGATGACGATAAGCTTTAACACCATTCCGTCGAATACGCTGGTTCCGTTGTTTTATGCGGAAATGGATAACCAGGCGGCGAATACTGCACAGGACAGCGGAGCATCGCTGCTGATTGGTCATGCCAATAACGGTGCAGAGATTGTTGCCAACAGTCTGGTACTGATGCCGTCGGCAGACTATGCACGCCAGATTTGTGGTGCGGGAAGTCAGCTGGCGCGTATGGTCGAGGCTTATCGCCAGACCGACCCGTTTGGCGAGCTGTATGTGATTGCCGTTCCTGAATCCACAGGCGCGGCGGCAACGGTTACGCTGACGGTGACCGGGGAAGCAACCGAAAGCGGCACGGTGAATGTCTATGTGGGACGTACCCGCGTGCAGGCTCCGGTGACCAACGGCGATAACGTCACGACGATTGCCAGCAGTATCCAGGATGCCATCAATGCCGTTCCGACCCTGCCGTTTACGGCTTCATCTTCGGCAGGCGTGGTCACACTGACCGCGCGTCATAAGGGGCTTTGCGGGAATGAAATTCCTGTCAGCCTCAATTACTACGGCTTTGGTGGGGGCGAAGTGCTGCCAGCGGGCGTACAGATTGCCGTGGCGACGGGTACCGCCGGAACGGGCGCTCCTGTTCTCACTGGCGCGGTGGCTGCAATGGCGGATGAGCCGTTTGATTATATCGGCCTGCCGTTCAACGACACGGCCTCCGTTAACACGCTGGTGACCGAGATGAACGATACCAGCGGTCGCTGGAGCTATGCGCGTCAGCTGTATGGTCATGTGTATACGGCAAAGATCGGCACGCTGTCAGAACTGGTGACCGCAGGTGACCAGTTTAACCAGCAGCACATTACCCTGGCGGGATATGAAAAAGAGACCCAGACGCCTGCCGACGAGCTGGCGGCAAGCCGTACCGCCCGCGCAGCGGTGTTTATTCGCAACGATCCGGCACGTCCCACGCAGACCGGTGAGCTGGTGGGTATGCTGCCTGCGCCGAAGGGGAAACGGTTCACGATGACCGAACAACAGACCCTGCTATCTCATGGCGTGGCAACGGCGTATGTCGAAAGTGGGGTGCTGCGCATTCAGCGTGATGTCACCACGTACAGGAAAAACGCTTACGGTGTTGCGGATAACAGCTACCTCGACAGCGAGACGCTGCATACCAGTGCGTATGTACTGCGCAAACTGAAATCCGTCATTACCAGTAAGTACGGGCGTCACAAGCTTGCCAGCGACGGTACCCGCTTTGGTCCCGGTCAGGCGATTGTCACCCCGGCGGTAATCAAAGGGGAACTGCTGGCAACCTACCGTCAGCTTGAGCGTGCGGGGATCGTGGAAAACTACGAACTGTTTAAGCAGTATCTGGTTGTGGAGCGTGATGCCAGCGATCCGAACCGCCTGAACACGCTGTTCCCGCCTGACTATGTTAACCAGCTGCGTGTCTTTGCCGTGGTTAATCAGTTCCGTCTTCAGTATTCAGAGGAGTCTGCATAATGGCCCGTATCGGGGGAACCTGTTATTTCAAAATTGACGGTCAGCAGCTATCGCTGACCGGCGGCATTGAGGTGCCCATGAACAAAACGGTTAACGATGACATCATCGGCCTGGACGGTTCAGTGGACCGCAAGGAAACTCACCGTGCGCCTTATGTCAAAGGGACCTTCAAGGTGCCGAAGAATTTTCCGGTAAGCAAAATCACCTCGTCTGATGAGATGACCATCACTGCCGAGCTGGCGAACGGTCAGGTCTATGTACTGTCGTCTGCCTGGCTGCACGGCGAAGCGAACCATAATGCCGAAGAAGGCACGGTTGATCTTGAGTTCCACGGTGAAGAAGGGGATTACCAGTGATTGAGCTTGTACTTAAAAAACCGATCATCGCCCACAAAGAAACACTGCATGTGCTGGAAATACGTGAGCCTACGTATGACGAGATTGAGGCGCTGGGGTTCCCTTTCTCTGTTTCACCTGATGGTGGTATGAAAATGGACAGTCAGGTAGCGCTGAAATATATCCCGCTTCTGGCCGGGATCCCGCGCTCGTCTGCAGCGCAGATGACGAAGCTGGATATTTTCAAGGCAGGCATGATTGTAATGCGTTTTTTTACCGGCTTGGAGACGGAAGAGACCTCCGGAAGCGATTCTACAATGTCGCGTGGTTCTGGAAATTAAACCCCCTTGAACTTCGCCGGACGGCTATTTCCCACTTTGCTGATCTGGAGGCAGAGGCCGTCCGTATAAATGAGGAGATGAAGCATGGCTGATAATTTTCAGCTGAAAGCCATCATCACCGCCGTTGACAGGCTGTCCGGCCCGCTTAAAGGTATGCAGCGTCAGCTTAAGGGGTTTCAGAAAGAAGTCTCCAGCCTTGCTCTGGGCGCTGCCGGGGCGGGTACTGCAATAATGGGGGCACTGGCACTCCCTGTAAAATCAGCCATCACCCTTGAATCGAAGATGGCTGATATCCGCAAAGTGGTGGACGGTCTGGATACGCCGGATGCGTTTAAGGCCATGACGGAGCAGGTACGCGCTTTGTCTACTGAGCTTCCCATGTCTGCAGACGGGATCGCGGAAATTGTGGCGGCTGGCGGTCAGGCCGGGATTGCACGTGATGAACTGATGCAGTTTGCCACTGATGCGGTGAAGATGGGCGTGGCCTTTGATACCACGGCTGAAGAGTCCGGGCAGATGATGGCCCAGTGGCGTACTGCGTTTAATATGACGCAGGATGAAGTGGCCGGGCTGGCTGACAAAATCAACTACCTTGGTAATACCGGCCCGGCGAATGCGAAGAAAATCTCCGATATTGTTACGCGTATTGGTCCTTTAGGTGGTGTTGCAGGTGTGGCTTCCGGCGAAATCGCGGCAATGGGGGCAACCATTGCCGGGATGGGCGTGGAGTCAGAAATTGCCGCCACAGGGATCAAGAACTTCATGCTTTCCCTGACCGCGGGAAATTCCGCGACAAAATCGCAGAAACAGGCATTACGTTTTCTGCGGATCAATCCGAAGAAATTAGCTGCTGATATGCAGAAAGATGCCCGGGGAACCATGCTGTCTGTACTGGATGCGATGGCTAAAGTGCCCAAAGAAAAACAGGCAGCTGTGCTGAATGCCCTGTTCGGGAAAGAGTCTCTGGGCGCGATAGCACCTCTGCTGACTAACCTTGATTTGTTGCGTACCAACTTCAGGCGGGTTGCGGATTCCCAGCAGTATGGCAGTTCGATGCAGAAGGAATATGCTTCGAGGGCAGCGACGACGGAAAACCAGCTTTTACTTCTGCAAAATCAACTTGATGCCATTTCTTCCACGCTGGGGGAAACGTTTCTTCCTGAGGTTAATGATGGTCTTGAAGCGGTAAAACCGCTCCTTGAGGAAGTGAGAACGTTTGTCCGTGAAAACCCGGAGCTCGTTAAGACCATTGCTAAAATCGGTCTGGCCTTACTGACGGTGGGAGCCGCTGCAGGCTCTTTGTCCAGAATTATGAAAGTTCTCGGCGGTGTGATGAATATGACGCCTGCTAAGGGGCTGATTGCTCTTCTGGTTGGTGGCGCTTACCTCATTATTGATAACTGGGAAACCGTAGGTCCTGTCATAAAAAAAGTCTGGCACGTGGTGGATGAAACGGCGCAGGCGATGGGGGGATGGGAAACTGTTCTGAAAGCGATTGCCCTGTTTATGGCAACCAAATGGGTTGCTGACGTTACCAAATCCATTACCGCAGTGACCAGAGAGATGCGTACGCTGGGGAAGGTATCGGCAGAAACGGGATTGATGGGGAAAGGCCGCGGCTTTATCGGGAAGGCCGGGGTATATGGTTTTCTGGGAACCCTGATGTATGAGCCGGTTAAAGATACTCTGGAAAGTGTTGTTCCTGAAGATACGGTTAACTGGCTGGATAATAAAGGGCTGTTTCTGGCTTCAGACTGGACGCCTTTTTTTGATCGTAAAGAGTACGAGCAGTATCAGGCCAGCCTGAGTCAGTACAAACCCAATGTTCCGCTGTTGAATCCATCTTCTTCCATGACACAGCACAGCGAGCTGAAAGTCACGTTCGAGAATGCTCCGCCAGGTATGAAGATAATTGATGTACCGGGCAAAGCCGATCCCCTGATGAAAATCACGCACGATGTGGGGTATTCCCCTTTTCGTTTTCCACGATAACGCAGTCCTTTTTGAGGTCAGTCTATGGATTTATCCTCATTTCCCACCCGACCTTCATTACTTTCGTCGTCTTCAGGCTGGCGTGACAGACTTCAGGACGCGTCATTTCGCGGCGTGCCGTTTAAGGTTGAAGAAGAAAGTGCGGGAACCGGTCGCCGTGTGGAAACACATGAATACCCGAACCGCGACAAACCCTATACCGAAGACCTGGGGAAAATCACTTTTCGCCCGTCCATCACGGCTTATGTGGTGGGAGATGACTGCTTTGACCAGCGCGATCGCCTGATTGACGCGCTGAATAAACCCGGTCCCGGCACGCTTGTCCATCCGACATACGGTGAGCTGAAAGTCTGTGTTGACGGAGAAGTTCGGGTCAGCACATCGAAGAGTGAAGGGCGTATTGTCCGCTTTGACCTGAAGTTTGTCGAAGCGGGAGAACTCTCTTACCCCACTTCAGGTGCGGCGACGGCGCAGACGCTGATGTCATCCTGTTCTGCACTGGATGATTGCATCAGTGACAGCTTCAGAGGTTTCAGTATCGATGGCGTGGCGGATTTCGTGCAGAACGACGTCGTTGGTAATGTCAGCACAATGCTTGGGTATGTTTCTGATGCGATGAAAGTGGTGGATTCTGCCGTATCGGATGCTGCCAGGCTGTTGCAGGGGGATATCTCGGTACTTCTGCCGCCACCATCGTCAGGCAAAAATCTCGTTGAGCAGGTGCAGAAAATGTGGCGTACCGGGAAACGCCTTTATGGTAACGCCAGCGACCTGGTCACCATGATCAAAACGCTTTCCGGTGTCAGCCTCGGCAGCGATCTGCAACCGCGCGGCGTCTGGAAAACGGACAGTAAAACCACCGCCACGGCTACGCAGCAGCGTAATGTGGTTGCCAGCACCCTTCGTACGACCGCAATCAGTGAAGCGGCGTATGCCGTCACCAGATTGCCTGCGCCAACAACTTCCGCGGTGATGCAGAATTCCGCAGTGGGGCAGGCAACAACACCTGCGCAGAGCACTGGCTGGCCTTCCGTCACGCATCCGGCACTGAACAATGCACCGGCGGTGAAAAACACGGTTGACCTGCCGACGTGGGAAGAACTGACTGACATTCGTGACACACTGAATACGGCAATTGATAAGGAGTTGTCCCGTACAACCAGTGATGCGCTGTTTCTGGCGCTGCGCCGGGTGAAAGCAGATCTGAATGCGGATATCAACACGCGCCTTGAACAGTCTGCACGGATCATTCAGCGCACACCGGATGAGGTTTTACCCGCGCTGGTGCTGGCGGCGACCTGGTTTGATAACGCGGCGCGTGACGCGGACATTATCCGGCGTAATGCCATTACGCATCCCGGCTTTGTGCCGGTGATCCCTCTGAAGGTGCCAGTGCAATGAACGACAATGTCACGCTACGGGTAAATGGCCGGGAGTGGAATGGCTGGACATCGGTGCGCATCGGTGCCGGTATTGAACGGCTGGCGCGGGATTTCAGTGTGGAGATCACTCGCCAGTGGCCGGGAGATGAGGGTATCACCACGCTTCAGCCGCGCATTAAAAACGGTTCAAAAGTGGAAGTGCTGATTGGTGATGAGCTGGTGATCACCGGCTGGGTGGAGGCGACTCCCGTTCGTTACGATGCCCGTTCGGTCAGCACCGGTATTGCCGGACGTAGTCTGACGGCTGACCTGATTGACTGTGCAGCTGAACCGACACAGTTTAACGGACGCTCGCTGGTGCAGATTGCGCAGGCGCTTGCTGCGCCTTTCGGCATTGAGGTGGTGAACAGCGGTGCGCCGTCGGGTGTTATTCCTGATGTTCAGCCTGATCACGGTGAAACGGTGATTGAGGTAATCAACAAAATACTCGGTCAGCAGCAGGCACTGGCTTACGACGACCCGCACGGCAGGCTGGTGATTGGCGGTATTGGCTCAACGCGGGCACATACTGCGCTGGTACTCGGGGAAAACATCCTTTCCTGCGATACGGAGAAGAGTATCCGGGAGCGGTTTTCTGTTTACCAGGTGGCGGGGCAGCGTGCCGGAAACGACGATGATTTCGGTGAGGCCACCACCACCGCGCTGCGGGCCCGCACAGAGGACGCATTTATTGCCCGTTACCGTCCGATGTATATCAGGCAGACAGGGCAGGCTACGGGGGCAGGCTGTATTGCCCGTGCGGACTTTGAAGCCCGACAACGGGCGGCGCGGACGGATGAAACCACCTATGTGGTGCAGGGCTGGCGACAGGGTAACGGTACGCTGTGGCAGCCCAACCAGCGGGTGATTGTCTTCGATCCGGTCTGTGGTTTCGACAATACCGAACTGCTTGTCTCGGAAGTCACGTTTACTCAGGACCAGAACGGCACCCTGACGGAAATCCGTGTCGGCCCGCCTGATGCTTATCTGCCTGAACCCGAAGCTCCCGGCGCGCGGAAAAAGAAAAAAGCCAGAGTACAGGAGGACCCGTTCTGATGAGGACGATTGAAGCCATGCAGCGACAACTTCTCGGCCTGATTGGGCGGGCAGTGGTGAAAAGCATCAGTGCCGCCACGAAATGCCAGACCGTGGATGTGTCCCTGATTGCCGGTGAACCCAAAGCCGGGGTTGAACATCTTGAACCCTATGGTTTTACCGCAAGGGCAAACAGCGGTGCGGAAGCGGTGGTGTTGTTTCCGGATGGCGACCGTTCTCATGCGGTGGTTGTTACGGTGTCGGACCGGCGCTACCGCCTGAAAGGGCTGCAGACGGGTGAGGTGGCTGTCTATGACGATCAGGGGCAGTCCGTGACGCTGACCCGGGAGGGGATCGTGGTGGACGGTGCAGGTAAAACGATCACGTTTCGCAATTCACCTAAAGCACGTTTTGAAATGGACCTGGAAGTGACAGGACAGGTGAAAGACCTGTGCGACTCCAGCGGTACCACCATGTCAGCGATGCGGCTTGCCTATAACGGGCATCGTCACAGAGAGAACGGTCAGGGCAGTAACACCGACAAACCTGATAAAGCGATGGAGGCATGATGGAACTGTGGCTGACGGTGAACGGTAAACGCACCTGCGCCAGCGCACAGCTGGATCCGCTGACCCGCGCCGTGGTGATTTCCCTGTTTACCTGGCGGCGGGCGGAGCCTGATGACAACGCCGATGTCCCGATGGGATGGTGGGGGGATACCTGGCCTGCGGTACAGAATGACCGTTACGGCTCCCGACTGTGGCTGCTTCAGCGCAGCAAACTGACCAATCAGCTGGTGCAGACGGTAAGGGGGTATATCCGCGAATGCCTGCAATGGATGATTGATGACGGCGTGGTGTCCCGTATTGATCTGGATATCCGCCGCACCGGGATTAATGAGCTGGGTAACAGTATCACTCTCTGGCGTCGTGACGGACCGGTAATGATTTCTTTTGATGATCTGTGGAGTGCGATAACGCATGGCGGACAGTGAATTTCAGCGCCCGACGCTGGCAGAAAATATCAGTATGCTCCGTAACGATTTATTCGCCAGGCTGGACGTCAGCGACACGCTCCGGCGCATGGATGAAGACGTGCGGGCAAAGGTGTATGCGGCGGCGCTGCATACGGTTTACGGGTACATCGATTATCTGGCAATGAATATGCTGCCTGACCTGTGCGATGAGTCCTGGCTGGCGCGACATGCTGCGATGAAACGGTGTCCGCGCAAGGGGGCCACGGCTGCCAGCGGGTATATGCGCTGGGAAGGTGTCAGCGATGGCCTGAAGGTGACCGCCGGGAGTGTTATTCAGCGCGATGACCTGGTTCAGTACACGGCAACTGCCGATGCAACCAGCTCCGGTGGTGTCCTGCGCGTGCCGATCGCCTGCTCAAGTGCAGGTGCGGTCGGTAACGCTGACGACGGTACGGCATTAATCCTGGTCACGCCGGTGAATGGTCTGCCGTCTTCCGGTGTGGCTGACACCCTTACAGGCGGATTTGATACTGAAGAGCTGGAAACGTGGCGCGCCCGCGTCATTGAGCGGTATTACTGGACGCCGCAGGGCGGGGCTGACGGGGACTATGTCGTCTGGGCTAAAGAAGTGCCCGGCATTACCCGCGCATGGACATACCGTCACTGGATGGGAACGGGGACTGTCGGTGTGATGATTGCCAGCAGTGACCTGATTAATCCCATTCCGGAAGAATCAACGGAAACGGCGGCAAGACAACATATCGAGCCACTGGCCCCGGTGGCAGGCTCTGATTTGTATGTGTTCAGGCCGGTGGCGCATACGGTGGATTTTCATATCCATGTGACGCCGGACACACCGGAAATACGGGCTGCCATCACCGCGGAGTTACGTTCGTTTTTGCTGCGTGATGGTTATCCGCAGGGAGAACTGAAGGTGTCACGTATCAGTGAGGCGATTTCCGGTGCGAACGGGGAATACAGCCATCAGTTGCTGGCACCGGCGGACAATATCTCCATTGCGAAAAATGAACTGGCGGTACTGGGGACGATTTCATGGACGTGACAAACGATGATTACATCCGCCTGTTGTCGGCACTGTTGCCACCCGGTCCGGCGTGGTCAGCCAGCGATCCGGCGATTGCCGGTGCGGCACCTTCATTAACCCGTGTTCATCAGCGTGCGGATGCCCTGATGCGGGAGCTGGATCCGCGCACCACCACTGAACTGATAAACCGCTGGGAGCGTCTGTGCGGTCTGCCGGATGAATGTATTCCCGCAGGGACACAGACCCTTCGCCAGCGTCAGCAACGGCTGGATGCGAAGGTTAATCTGGCGGGCGGCATCAATGAGGATTTTTATCTTGCACAGCTTGCTGCCCTGGGCAGACCAGACGCCACTATCACGCGATACGATAAAAGCACGTTCACCTGCTCATCGGCCTGTACTGACGCAGTGAATGCGCCGGAATGGCGGTATTACTGGCAGGTCAACATGCCAGCCGCCACCAACATCACCTGGATGACATGTGGCGATCCCTGTGATTCCGCACTGCGTATCTGGGGCGACACCGTTGTCGAGTGCGTGCTTAACAAACTCTGCCCTTCGCATACCTACGTAATTTTTAAATATCCGGAGTAATCCATGCATCGTATAGACACGAAAACCGCGCAGAAGGATAAGTTCGGCGCGGGTAAGAACGGTTTTACCCGTGGTAACCCCCAGACCGGCACACCTGCCACCGATCTGGATGATGACTACTTTGATATGTTGCAGGAAGAGCTTTGCAGCGTGGTGGAGGCGTCAGGTGCCAGCCTGGATAAATCCCGTCACGACCAGTTATTAACAGCGATCCGTTGCATAAGCCATAACCGTTTCGTCGTTGTGTCATCTTCACAGACGATAACAATCCCTGATGGGGTTACCGAGATTTATGTGACTGCCTGTGCTGGCGGTGGTGGCGGCGGTGGTGGCGGTGGAGGTGATACCACTTATTACGGAGGAGGAGGCGGCGGTGGAGGTGCCGGACAGTCAATCATCAAAAAGAAATTTACCGTCGCAGCAGGAACATCAATCCCGGTCACTATAGGCGCTGCCGGAATAGGCGCATCTGCATCAGTCGGGGCGGGCGGTAATGGAACAGATGGAGGAAATACGATTATTGGCAGTCTGGTAACACTGACAGGCGGCAAAGGTGGAAATGGTGGACTTAACACACCCACACCGGGCGCAACAATTGCAGGGGGAACAGGAGGCAGTGGCTATCCAATGGCGGCGACGGGCGGGGATGGTATTTTAACAGCAGGAACTGCAGCAGGTGGATTTGGCAGCAGCTCCCCATTTGGCGGTGGTGGTGGAAACGGTCGGGCTATTACGAAATCTGACCCGGTGGCGAACGGCGCTGATGCGTATGGATATGGTGCTGGCGGAGGTGGTGGCGGGGGAAAATACGGTAATGCGGCAATGGGCGGTGGTGATGCATCACCTGGCGGCAGCGGCGGCAATGGGGCTCCGGGTATTGTGATAATTGAATGGTGATAAGATGAGCAAGACATATGCAGTAATTGAAAATGGCACTGTCGTAAACGTCATTGTCTGGGATGGTGAAACGGCGATTGGATTTGGCGGTAATCAGATAGCAATTCAGATTGCTCAATCCGGGGATGGAACATCAGCCCCAACACCGGGCATCGGATGGTCATATGCAAATGGCGTATTTATCCCACCTCCTGAACCTGAACAAACGGCAGAAGACCTTGCAGCACAAAACCTGGCACTGGCGCAGGCTGCGTACAATGTGGCAACGGCAAAAATCACTGCACTGAACGAGCAGATAGAAGATTCGGATTACGCAGGGACAACAGAAAATGCGGTGAAAGTGGAGTTAGAAGCATGGACCCGTTACCGGATAGCGTTACGGGCATATATCAGGGGAGAGGATGGAAGCCAGCCGTTACCCGCATCCCCACTAAACTGATACACACAAAGCTTTGCACTGGATTGCAAGGCTTTGTGCCCTTCGATAATGGTTAAGGCGGATCACTCCACCTTTTCATCAATCCAGTCCGCCCACCATTGCATCATTTCTCTGCGTTTATCGAGATACTGAGCATGGTTGTAAATCCCGCGCACAGATCCGCCGTTGGCATGTGCCAGTTGCACTTCAATAGCATCAGCAGGCCATTCGTGCTCGTTCATAATCGTGCTGAATTCATGCCTGAATCCGTGACCGCTTTCCAGACCCTCATAGCCGATTTGTTTGATCACAAGTAGCACCGCGTTCTCGCAAATTGGCTTTTTCTTATCGTTGCGCCCGGCAAAAACAAACTCTGAGACTGGTTTGGTGATGGAGCTTAGCGTAGTGAGAAGTTCAACCACCTGGTCTGACATAGGAACAACATGAATCTTGCGGCCCTTCATCACACTGGCGTCGATAGTGATAATCCTGTTTTCAAAATCGACGTTCTTCCATTGCATGGAACGAAGCTCTTTCGTTCTTAGGGCTGTGTAGCGTAAAACTTTGGTCGCAATGAGCGATACGATGCTTCCTGAAAATGTTGCCAGTGCTTTGTTGAATGCAGGGATCTGGTCTGCAGGAAGAAACGGGAAGTTCTTCTTGCGGTATCCCTTCATGGCGTCAGCAAGGTCAGGTGCCGGGTTATATTTAGCCCTTCCGGTGACAATAGCGTAACGGAAAACCTCGCCGCATCTTCTGCGGGCTTTGTTGGCTCGCTCCATTGCACCGCGATCTTCAAATCTGCGGATTACTTCCAGCAGTTGCATCGGCTCAATATCCTGAATTTCAAGGCCGCCGATGATAGGTAAAATGTCGTCATCAAACATTTTTGCAAGTTCAGTTGCATAGCCTACTGACCAGACTTGCTTCTTGTGCTCGTACCATTCCTTGTAAATCGCACTAAAGGAATTGTTCTTAGACGAAGCCTTTTTCGCTTTTACCGGATCGATGCCAACCGAGATGTCTTTCCTCGCGGTCCATGCTTTATCTCTTGCCTCCTGCAAAGTCATTAGCGGATATTTTCCTACAGTCAGGATTTTCTCCTTACCGTCAATCTTGTAGCGAAGCTGCCATACCTTTTTCCCTGATACAGGGACATAAAGGTATAGGCCATTACCATCGAGAAGGCGGTATGGTTTTTCTTTCGGCTTTGCTGCTTCAATCTGCTTAACGGTGAGCATGGGTAAAAATCCGGTGGGTAAAATTATTTTATCCACTTTTTACCCGTCATGGAGTGCGGCTGTCAACGATCTGAAGCGAACCATGACGAACCGTGAATATACGGAAGGCTTGATATTCAGGGGATTTTGCGGACTGGTACGGATGGGAGCGAACTGACAAATGGTGTCCCCTGCAGGAATCGAACCTGCAATTAGCCCTTAGGAGGGGCTCGTTATATCCATTTAACTAAGAGGACAATGCGGCATGAGTATACCCGCTAATGGACTGCGGGGTAAGTACGCTGCCGCTCGATTGCTTAAACCCTCGCCATTTATGCTGGGTTTTTATCATTTTTCTTAATGTTTTCCGCACGTTCTGCTTTTTGGCGTGCTTCTGCTTTACGCTTGTTGCTCATGTCGTTACGAATCTGTGCATGACTCATTAACGCGAAGATAAAGGTGCCGCCGCAGATGTTCCCGGCTAAAGTAGGTAGTGCGAAGGGCCAGATGAAATCGCTCCAGTGCAGCGTGCCGTTAAACACCAGATAGAGGATTTCAACAGAACCGACAACGATGTGGGTGGTGTCACCCAGTGCAATAAGCCAGGTCATCAATATAATCACCACAATCTTTGCCGCACCCGCAGCAGGAAACATCCAAACCATAGTGGCGATCAGCCAGCCGGAAATGATCGCGTTGGCAAACATCTCGCTGGGGGTGTTCTTCATCACATCCATGCCGATTTTGACAAATGCATCGCGAGTTTCTTCATTGAAGATAGGCATATATTCAAATGCCCATGCAGCAATACCTGTCCCGAGAATATTACCCAGCAGCACGACGCCCCATAATCGCATAAGTAAGCCGACGTTGCTCATTGTCGGTTTTTGCATGACGGGTAGTACCGCAGTCACGGTATTTTCGGTAAATAATTGCTGGCGGGCCATAATGACGATAATAAAACCAAAGGTATAACCGAGATTCTCCAGCAAGAAGCTGCCCGGCACACCTTCCAGTTCGACTTGAAATATCCCTTTTGCCAGTAACGAAGCGCCCATCGACAGACCCGCCGCAATGGCTGACCACAGTAGCGCCATTGCGTCGCGTTCCAGCTCTTTTTCACCATCCTGGCGGATATGCTCATGAATTGCCATCGCCCGGGAGGGGAGTCGGTCTTCATCTATTTCTATTTTTTTGCCGCGCTCTTTTTCTTCGCTCTCAACTTCAATTTCGTCGCTGTGTTGATCAATTTTGTCGTTGTCCAT